TGCTCATCGTTTAGACGGGTCGATTGCGGTGCAGTAGTAAACGCCGTTGTTTTGGTCGCAATCCTTGAGCACGAGGTCGGCGTCAATTCCCGGCAAGCGAACGCGGCATTGCTGTTCGGGTGGCGTTTCAAACGCGCTGACTAGCATCGTGAACGCATAATCTCCGCCAATGGCGAAGCCGTCGAGCTCAAGATCATCGGAAAGCGCGGTTGCGCCGAGAATGCAGTTGGCCGTCACTGTGCCGACCGTCGCTTGCCGCGTGCCGGTGTCACTGGTCGCGGAGTCCTTTACGACCTCAGTTTGTGCGGCGTAAAGCTCGTTCCATGAAGATGTCAGTTGGCTGCTCACTTCGCCAACTGTGGCATATTACTTCACACAAGTAAAGCATCGGTCTGCTACTGTGGCGGCGGCGGCTGCCCACGGCCAGCGCGGGGCGGGTTTGTGCTCCATTCCGCGAAGCTCGAAAGCCGATTCCATTGCGTTTATAATGTTCGGCATTCGCTGCTCTACCCATCGCGTTTCCGGGTTTTCCTTTACCCAAATCTGATAATGAATCGCCTCCGCAACATCCGCGTGCCCGGTCAAGGTGTTTGCAATAACCGGGCGTGCAATCGCCGCGTATTCCATCAGCACAAGATTTGTGCCGCCTTCGCAGCGGTTCGGGAATAGTCCGCAATCCGTGTTTGCCATTTCTCGCGCAAGGTCGGCGTGGCTGAGTTGCGGAAGGATGGTGAATTGATCGCGTGAAATGCCGTTGGCAAGCATGAGCGCGGTAAAGAAGTCCTCTTGCGATGTGAATTGACCGTCCGGCCATTTCACGACATCAGACAGCGCGATGCACTGATTGATTAGCGACGGCCAAGGATTGAACCACGAGCAAACCAAATGCGCCTCGGGATGCGTTTTGGCGAACTCGCGGAAAGCCGCAATGACCAAATCCTGACCTTTACGATACTCGAATTTCCCGCCGCTGAATATGCGAAAATCTCCAGGTTTAGGGTCTGCATAAACAGTGCTTTTCATTCCGTTTCCAACGCAAATTCCAGCTGCATAGCGGGTTTTTTTCCGCTTCGGCTGCGGCTTGAACACCTCTCCGTCCACGCCTTGAATCAAAAGCGCCGTGTTGTGAATCCCGCGCTCGGCGAGCCGGTCAAGGCACCATGTCGAACCGGCAAAGACGGTGTCATAACGCGCCGCGTTATTAGCGGCGTTTGGGCCTAGCTCATACTCGAAAAAGCACACGGCGAGGTTGATTGCGGCGCGGTGATTTGTGGCGACGTTCAAATCATGATCTGCCAGCGGATGCAAAATGCAATCCGCGTCTAGCGGGCTGTCTGTGTAGATTCCTTTCAGCTTTAACTCGCGCACGATGTTTGTTCCAAATTCCCCCCAGCCCCATCCGGGGCCCTGCTGGCCTGTGTAGTGAATTTTCATAGTTTTTTCGCCATGAAGCTAAAGTAGGTGTCCGGCCCCGCGCCCGTTTGCAGGTTGATTTCCCGCGACTCAAGTATTTCAAACCCGGCGCGCTGGATTAAGCTCTGCCACATGCGCCTACCAAAAACCGAGTAGTGATTGGCGTTGTTTAGGTCGTGTCCGCAAGCCGTATCCGGCGCGGGCACCTCAACGTAAAGAATTCCCTGCGGCTGCAACACTCGCGCAAACTCTGTCAGCGTGAATAGCGGAATCGGCGAGTGTTCTAAGACGTGACGCGCCCAAACGCAATCAAAAGCGCCATCGGGAAACGTGAGCGCGTTTTGATCCATTCGCTCGCAGCGGAATCCCGCGGCGAGACAAGCGGAAACGTCATCTTCGCCTAGCGCGATACCTAGCGGCGAGAATCCTCGCGCTGTGAACCATTCAAGCGCAGGCCCTTGTCCTGCCCCTACGTCGAGAATTGAAGCGCCTGGTGACAATCGTGGCGCAACCATCGCGGCCATGCGTGCGGTCAGGCCGTCGTGTCCAGACGTTCGCGGCTCGGGGTAAATCTCGGCAGCGCGGGCGGCGAGGAAATCAGAAAGTCGAGAGTTGTTCAAATCGGCAACTTTGTTCCGCAGCATCGGCATATTTTGTAAAGAGGTTGGGACTTTCCAAGAATTTCTGAAAGCTCCTTTCTTGTCTTCTCTCCAAACCAAACTCCAAAACCTTTTGGCTTTCTTCCTTTTTCAAATTCGCCAGAATCATACCGAGAACTAAGCTCTTCCAGAGACATCACATTGCTTTGTGCAAGAATGTTTCTAAGTCGCATAGACATTGCGACCGACTTTAGTGCAGAAATTGCCTGCGCGTGTTTCTCTGCATACTCTTCATAAGTTGAGCACTCATTAAGATTTTTCATAATTCGTTCTTGATTCGTTCAATCGGCGTTGCCCAATCGTCCGCTTTCGGTTGCCGAAATAGCCGCAGCTTCGGGTAATAAGGCGAATCCTCGCGCCCTAGCATCCACCGCCAATCCGGCGAGTTTGGGCAAAGCATCCAGACGGGACGGCCAAGCGCGCCGGCCAAATGAACGCAAGCGGTATCGACCGAAATCAGCAAGTCCATACAGGTCAGCATTTGCGCGGAATCGGTCCAGTTGCCAATCTGCGGCGCGAGATCCGTTGCGCCTCGCAACCGCTCAAACTCATGCGCTCGCGGCCCCGCTTGCAGGCTGTAAAAGTCGCACTCGGGATGTGCGTCAATTATCGGTTGAATCATCTCCGGCGTGATGCTGCGCGCCTTGTCTTTTCCGTGTGTTGGCGAGCCTGCCCACACGAGGCCGATGCGTTTGCGTGTGGGGTTTCCAATAAGACTAAATCGCGGCCAGTCGGGAAGGATGCGAAGGCAATGCGCCTCGGGGATGTTTTCGAGCGTGGTGCCGAGCATGAAAGGCGCGTCAAGTAGCGGCATGTGGTAGTCGAATGGCGTTGCGTCTCCGCGTTCGCAGGCATCCGCAAGCCCATCGGCTCCGCGCATGACATCGCGCAGCGGCGGCTGACATCCAAAGACGACGCGCGCTCCCATATTTGCAAAACAGCGGGCGTAGCGAATAAAGTTGAACGAGTCACCGAATCCTTGCTCCTCCCAAAGCATGAGCGTTTTTCCAACCAATGACTGCCCCTCCCATCGCGGGCGATCCGTTTCCATTGGCTTTGTAGTGAACGTGTTCACCTTCCATCGGGCGCGGTATAAATCCCATCCTCGCTTATAGTCTCCCATCAGCAACGCCAGCATACCGGCGCACATCTTTGCCTCTGGATTGTCTGGGTTGTGGTCAAGAACGGAGGCGTATTCACTCGCGGCAATGTCATATTCACCAAGGGCGCGGTGCGTGTCGGCAAGATTGATTTTCGCGGCCCCGTGGTCGGGCTTGATCTTGAGCGCAAAGCTGAAACTGGTCGCGGCCTTTTCGTCGTCGCCCATGTTCAGACACATCAGCCCAATTTGATTCATGCAATCGGCTTTGAGTTCCATGTCCGCGATGGGCGATTGCAAAACTTTCTCGTAATGCTCGGCGGCGGCTAGCCGTTCCTGCGGGCAAGTCGCGTTCATTTCAATGCACGATGCCAGGTTGAAAATTGCGGCGGGATTTGTAGGCTCGTTCTCCAAAAACTCGCGCCAAACCTTTTCTTCCTTTTTCGGCTGCTTTTCCTTCCGGTATTTGTCGGCTAGTTTAAGGAGCTTTTTTAGTTTCGGTGTCATAGAATTACCTCAAGCGGCTCTGTCGATTTCCAGCGAAGGCCGTCAATTGCGGCGTATTTCTCAAATCCAATCATCTCAATCCCGTGCTCCGACAAAACCGGAATCGCAATGCGCTTAGTGCGCGCTTCGCTGGCGTTTCCGAGCGCATCAGAAAACTTCTTAAGCTGTTCAATTGTTATGCTCATGGATTCTTTTGAGTTTCGGCGTCATTTGTTTTTCGTTTTTCTTCACGCGCTTTCACCATTTCTCGCGCCTGTTCCGGCGTGAGCTTGCGGCGGCTTTTCTTTCCGCCTTCGGCCCCGGCCTTTTGGAAAAATTCACGCGGGAAGGATTTCATTTGCGCGGCTATCGTAACGGCGTTTTGATCGTTTGCAAGCAAAAAAAGCCCGCGCCAACTTTCGTCAGCGCGGGCTTATATGAACTACTGCGGTGGTGTTAGATGACCTGCTTCAGACCGACAGCGACTGCGCCGATGTCGAAGGTTGCGGTCGTGGAGGCGGTGAGCGCCTTGAGTTGCACGTAACGCTTGCAAGCGCGGGTGTCGAGCGCAGCTTCAATCGTTGCGCTGGCGGCGGTATTGGCGGCGATGGTCGGCGCTCCGGCGAACGTGGCGAACGTGGTGTTGTCCGCGCTGTCCAGAAGTGAATACTGGATGCTCGAAACGCCGCTGCCGCTGAACTCGTTGTGGACGATGGCGATTTTCACATTGTCGATGAAGTCCTTGAGGTCAACACCGGCAAAGGTTTGAGTGCCAGCGCCGACAGCGACGCGCTTGGCGCAAAGCTGAAGGGCTGTGAGTGATCCGTTTAAGTCTGCTTGAAGTCCCATATTGTTAGGTAGTGGTGTGTTTTGGTTGGCCTGCTGTTACGTGGTGGAGATGCTGAAGCTCTTGGCGTGGCGAATCGCAACGTCCGTGAGGTGCTGAATGACGATGCGGACCTGGCCCTGCATGGAGAGCGAATAAGGATCGACAATGACTTCGTTCCCACCAGGACCCCAATCGGCGATGATGAGGTCATTCCAGTTGCCGAAGATGACGCTCGGCAGGGTGGTTAGCTGATTGGTTGCCTCGGCCTTGTAGCCGTTGACCATGCCGTTTTTCCAAACCGGAATGGAGTTTGCGGCGGCGATTTCGGCGACCAGCTTGGAGTTCCCGCGAGTGGCAACGCTGGCGAGGTATCCGAGCGAGCCGTTGAGCGCGTTGCTCGTTGCCACGTTGGTTTCAAAGGAAACCGCGTTCGCGTAGGTCATGCTGTTCGCACCGGCCAGCGTGACGGAGGTGGATAGGTTCGGCGTGTTGGCGATGCCAAGCGGCTGGCCGCTGACGCCGGAGCCGGAGAGCGCTGCGAGGTCTTTGGCGATGGCAAGGACTTTCATCAAATCCTCGCGGACGAAGCTTTCAACGTCGGGGGTTGACTGGCTGAGAAGCTGGAAGGTGAACGCGGTCGCAGCGGCAAGCCGGTGCGGGGTAAGCGCAACCTGGCCGACAGTCTGATTGCTCGCGGTGATCGTGGCGTCCTCAGACAGCCAAGAAGCGGTCGCGCCGCCGGTCTGCGACGGGATGGCAAGATTGCCTTTCAAGCCAGAGATGACGCGGGCACCCATCGCAACCGTATACATCTGGTTGCGGAGCAGTTCGATGAGCGATTGACCCTGAGGGCCGGTTTCCACGAACGCGCCAGCGGCAGTGAATACGTTCGTGGTAAGGGCGCGCTTGTGAGTCATCACGTCTTGCGGGATGAAAAATCCCTGCGTCTCGCGGCCAATGGTTTTCGCCACGGTATCGGAAACTTCCTTTTCCAGACCGCCGAGACGACCCTTGGCGGCGTCGTTCAAGGCGCGAACCAAGGAGTAAGTGCCGAGGTCGCGGGCGCTCATGCCGATGCCTTTGTCCTCGGCGGCGACGCGAGTCACGCCGTCGAAATTGTCGAGAGCTTCCGTTCGGAAGGCGTCGAAGTCGGCCTCGCCGCTCTTGTGCTTGGCGGCGATCTTGGTCGCGGCATCCTTCCATTGCGGGTTTTTCAAGCCGTCAACGTAGGAGTCGATTTTGGAGCAGCGGTTTTTGAACTCGGCAACGGCGGCATTGCGCTCGCTGGTCGGGTCAATGGTGACGGAGGGTGTAGTGGGTTCAGACATAGTTTGCTTTGGTGGTGTTGAATGTTTAGGTGTGTTAAGGATATTGTCAACAGCGATTTCTCGCAGTCCCGCTTTCTCTTCTTCTTCGCGGGAGCGACCGACGCCAACGGTGATGTCGGCGGGGATTGTAACCATGCTGGCCTCGTGCGGTGCCCAGCGGAACTTATAGACGGGCAAGCCATCGCGCTCGCCGACTTGCGTGCCTTGGTCGAGGATTGAATAACCTACGCTCGTATCCTTGAGAATCCCCTCGGCGATGCGCGTGCGGTAGCTCTTAACGTCGTCAGCGTTGGATAGCTTGGCGGTGACGTAGCATTTGCCGTCGCGCATTTCCGGCGCGGACAAGGTGCCGAGTTGAATGTTGCGGTCGTGATTGAAAAGCAGCGCGGCCCCGGCCTTGAGCCGCTCGCAATCCATACCGCTTGGCGAATGGTCGAGGACTTCAAGATACCGCTCGTCATTCATCCAGTCGTAACGCTCGTAAGGAGTGTCGGACGAAATCGACAATTCCATCGTGCCGTCATCCTTCGCCACGCTCGCGCCCATGCGATAAAGCACTGAGGGAACTTTAATAGTGCGGGTGCTCATCGGGTGAGAAGTTGGCGAGGGTCGCGATTCACGATTGGCGCAACAATAATCACACGCGGCTTAATTGTCAACACGCATGAAGTATCGGGCGCAGCGGTGGCGCGTTTGGTTTTTTTCTTGGCTTTCATGCGCGGACTTTGGCGCGGGATTTCTTGGCGGGCTTCTTTTCCGGCTTTGGCGTTTCTTCCTCGTCATCTTCGCCTTCCTCTTCCATCTCCGGTGCTTCTGCGGCTGCGGCCTGCGCGGGATTCTGGACGGTTAATGCCGGGTCGATTCCAAGCTGTTCTTGCAGCATCATTTCCTCGGCGCGTTCAAACATTAGCTCCTCGAAATCGAGCCCGTCCTCGGCGCACTCACGCGAAAGGCTGCTCATGTGATTTGCCACGCGCAGAGCGGCGGCATTGATTTCCTTAACCTCATCAACGCCCTGCCAGCGTCGGCCTTGGAACACAGCTTTAGAGAACTTGTCAAACTTCGCCAGCGGAAGCGCAATCGCTCCAGTTGTGAGAGACATTTCAAGCCACGCTTCAAAAATCGGACGCTCGGCATAGTCGATGTCGAATTGCTGAATCAGTTTGAAAAGTTCGTTGCTGTCCAGCTTTTGCAAGCGACCGGCTGAAAAGTTGATAGCCTCGTAGTCGTTGGCCATTGTCGAGTAATTTGAACCCGGCATACCCGCGCACTGACTCCGCACCATTGCCTTGCGGAAGTTTTCAAAATTCCCGTTCGGGTGCGTCGGGTCGATGCTCTGATACTTCACTCCCCAAGGCAGCGCGCCGATGTCTCCCGGTCCCATTTGCTGAGTCGGCAAGCCGGTTTTCGGGTCAACGGTAAATCCCGCGTTGCCGCCCTCGGGCAGCACGTCGCTGTAAAGCCAGCCCGTTTTTGTCGCCTGCTGGCGAGCGGCGACAACCTCGGCTAGTTCGTATTGGTCAAGCTGCCGCGCTTTCGGAATCGTGGTTGCAACCCACGGAGCGGGACGCGTGCTGTCGGCTTCAACCGGGCGCGCATAGTGAATAATCTCATCCGCAGGAACGCGGTCGTGAAGGCCAGGCGAAACGCCGCCGTAGCCGAACGCGCCGCCGATGGAAAATTGCCAGTCTGTCGGCTGGCGTTTGATGAAGTAATACGCCACGACTTTTCCCAATCCCCAGCTTGAATACTCATACTCAATGCCCATGCGGACGACGTTTCCATTCGCTAGAACGCCGTTGGCGAAACGGTCGCACCACTCGGCATTGATGAGTTGAAGCGAAAAGCCAAACTTATTCACTCGCGGATCACGAATTAGCCGGATGAAAAAGTCGCCATCGCGCACGGCAGAGATGAGGCGAAGCTGCCGGATGGTCTTGTAATTGCGAGTCCCGCGAACGTCGCAGTATTCTTTGCGCTGCCACTCTTCCCAACGGCGCTCAATCAGCGAACGGGCGAAAATGTCCGGCTCGCCTACTTTGATTTGTGCGCGGCTGCTGCCGTTGTTTCCATGCCACGGGCGCGAGGTTGGCTCAAACTCCTTGCCGTTGCGCTTGGCGAAGTGAGCGCGCACGCGGTCCTGTCGCGCATCGTGCGCCTTGACTGCGGCCTTTTCTTCTGGCGTGTAAATCACGCGATCTTCCGTCTCCTTGACTCGTGAACGAAGCAT